CAAGCCACGCCTTACCGTATCTTCATAAAGTATTGCACCCCAAATATTTTGGTTATTAAACCCTGAGGAGTTTACCATACGCATACGCATAGCATGTATTTTGTCCATTTTATCTTCTTCAGTGTATTCTTGACCATAGCGTTCAAGTACACCGGCCGTAGAACCACCACTTGAATCCACAGCCGCTATAAATTTACCCACGCCAAAACTCCTTATACTGGATTAAAAACATCTTCTGGTATACTTGACATCTTCTTTGTCTTGAAGAAACCAATGTACTCTGGATACTTGATCATAAACAAACGTGCAAACAATGCTACGTAATTGTTAGAAATCTTATACTTGTCGCCAGTAGTAACAACATCAGTTTCCCAACGTACACGATTAATAATCAACCAACCACTGAGTTGTGTGTGACCTGCTCTGATTGCTTCTTTAGTAAACTGTTCAAACAGTTCGAAAAACGCAGGGTTTTCTCTGTGCCAGATAAACCACTTTCGACCAAGTGGGTTTTGCATCATCTGATTGCAGTAATCTTCTTCACTAATTTCTACGAGTGTGTCGTATGGATTCGCAGTAGCCATAATATAATCTCCTATTAGGATTTTTTGTTAGCTTTGTTCTTCTTCCAATGGTAAACAATGTCTTCTTCATCTGTGCGAGTATTGTAGTCGCACACTTCAACTTTGTTTCCCTTCTTAGCAAGCCATTGTTTGATTAAAAGTTGATCAGCATTATCTGCGCGTTCATCTTCTAACCGTTCGATTTCTGCGCTCGACATAGCCGAACGCAGTTTAGTGTTTTGGTTACTTACCATAGGTTTTCTGTAGCCTTTCCTGTGAAACAAATTCTGGCTCATACATGCCATTTTCGATTTCACGTTTAATAACAACGCCAGACCACCATTCTTTGTTCATCTGACCTGCCCAACCTTCGGGTGCGCCCTTATAACAACCTGCAACTAAGCCGATTGCTCCGTATGGATGTACGTCATCTCGAATTTTCATGTCACGTTTATGACTATGACCACAAGTTGCACTACCAAAACGTTTAGCTAAAATGCCAGCAGCGTGGTTTACACCAGACATTGGACGATAGCCGTTAGTAAAGAAGTGTGCATAACTCACGCCATCATAATCATGAATAGCTGGCGCGTCATGTTCATACTCGTGATATTCATCAAACCAAGTATCCGTACCAAGGTGCTTAAAAGAAATGCCGTATTTTTCCCCTTCGATACGAGGGTCCATTGCGATAGCTCTTCTAATTCTTGTTTCATGATTTCCTTCGAAACCATAGTATGCTGGACGTTTACGTTTGTTCGCTTTGAACTTAATACGCATACGATCCATTGCTTCGTTGTAGTGTTCAATGTCTGCTTCGTAGCTTTGGCTTACAAAATTCTTTGGAGCCTTAGCTGAATCAAAGCTATTCAGTGACCGCATATCTGCACCGTCACCCAAATCCACAACGTAGTCAGGTTTTACGTCCCAGATTAATTCGCCTAACCAATCAAATCGCTCGTTGCTAACTGATGGGTCACTATGGGCGCATGAAAACACAACTGCCGTTTTACCTGCCATTAGTGTTAATCTCCTTACATAATTTAAATGTACTTCTATTCTATCACAATTACTTAAATTTGTCAAGTAAATGTAGTAAAATCAGTACATATTATAAAAAATGGGAAGACGAATGCCTTCCCATTTGATGTTTAGGGCATCACCCCTTTAGAAGCTGGGGTTCCCCACGATTGATTTCAATCTTACGAGGTTTCTTAGCTTCTGGTATTACGTTTTCCAATTTGACGGTTAAGATACCATCGTTAAGGTCAGCGCCATTCACAACAACTGTATCAGCTAGTGTGAAAACTCTTGAGAAGGAACGACCAGAAATTCCACGATGGATATAATGTTTCTCATCTGTGGCTTCCTGTTTGCCTTCGATTGTTAGTACCCCATCTTTGATCTGAATATCAAGATCGTCATAGGTAAACCCAGCAATTGCTAACTGCAATTCGTATTGATCATCGTCTACCTTGACAATGTTATAGGGTGGGTAAGCCTGTTGATTTGGGGCTGTGTCTCTCATTCTTTCAATCATTCGGTCAAACCCGATTAAGAATGGATCGTTTAGAAAATCAGTTGTGATTCTACGTGTATTCATTTTGCTATCTCCTTTATTAAGCAAGATTAATGTGTGTGACCCATTAGGCATCACATCATTATTTATAACACATTATACCCAGAATGTCAATATTATTTTCCGATGTAAGGTTCGAACTTAGTACCGTTAGCTACCATACAAGCAACGCCATTTGGGAACAAATGTATCAATGTCCAACTGCCTGTGTCTTGATTGACTGTGAAAGCCATCTGACCTTCTACTGGTTGTCGAGATATGTGCTGTTGTAGTATCGAACCAGTGAACAACATCTTTTCTTCGTACTTAGCTGTCTGATCGGCTAAAACTTGAAATGATGCACAGTTTTGGTATGACATGAAGGGAGTTGCCTCTTGAGCAACTGCCCCTGTTGATATTAGAATAGTCGGTATTAAGTATTTAAGCATAAGCTTATTCTCCTGTTGAACCGAAACCCCCGTCTCGCTCTGTCATCTCCATTGGCTTTGTTGTTTCAACAAATTTCTGCTGTACGATTTTTTCAACCATACCTTGAGCAATACGATCACCATTGGCAATCTTGACAAGACTATCGGTGTTGTTTTGTAACATAACGAATGTTTCTAGTACGTAATCAGAATCGATAATTCCTGTGCCATTTGCCAAAGACAAACCTTTTTTGAAGGCTGAACCTGAGCGAATAAACAGTTTCATAACATGTTTTTCTGCTATGTCGAAAATTAATCCTGTGGGTACTAGAACCCTAATTCCTGGTGGAAGCTGAAATGCGTCACGCTCTGTAGAAACACCTTTAACTACTACAGATTGTTCTTTGTTCCAAGAATTGTAAGCCTTGAGCATATCTCCATTCTGAAAACATGCTTTGATATCGAAACAGGCTGAACCTTTTGTTGCGTACTCTGGGAGTTCTGCCTTTTCATTCATTCTATAAATATTCATTTCACTTCTTTCCGATGTTATACTTAGCTTCCAAAGTCCAATTGCTTTTCTCTTTGTGAGATAAGATTTTAATTTGATTTAGTTGAGCTACTGGGTCTTGAGCTTTTTCTGTTTGTATAACAGAAACCAAACCCCACTCTTCTAAAAGATTAACGATTGTATTTCTTCTTGATGCGTCTTCTTCGATAAAGGTATCTGTCTTGCCATCTAAGATGAACAGTTCCTTAAAGTGTAGTATAGCATACCTACCTTGTTTATGCAAGATATGACAAGTCTGGTATAGCTTTTTTTCTTTTCTTGATGAAATGCCAATTCGAGTGAGAGTTTCTTTTACCTTTAGGAAACTATCTGGTGTTGGAAGAGCAATCTCGATTCCTACGCCTTTAAAAATATCTTCTGAGTTCATAATCTACAGCACCTTTTTTTATTATTATTATGTTATGCTGATCGTCAAATAATTCGACCATCGGATATATTTATCTAAATTGGCTTTTCTCTAACCCCCCGTTTCTAGT